AAAGGGCTCGACGGCTGGCATGGTCGAATTCAGCGGCGCTGGATTGGACTCGCTATCGAACCGCGAAGATACGAAGCGCAAAATGATGGCGACGTTGGGAGCGCGCCTACTGGAAGACCGCCCGGCACAAGCCGAGACCTTCGGTGCGGTGGCGATGCGCCACGCAGCAGAGAACGCGTCTCTACGAACGCTTGCGACATCCGAGGACGAGGCCCTCTCGCTTGCGCTCCGAATCCATGCTTGGTGGCAGAGCACGGCGACCGACATCTCAGAGTTCGAAGACGTCAGCGTTGACGTGAACAAAGACTTTGTCAACGTCAAAGCCTCGCCACAGGAAGTCGCCCAAGCGATGCTGCTGGTTCAGAGCGAGCTGATGTCTTACGACTGGTTCTACTGGTTCATCCAGCAGGGCGAGTGGGGGCGTCCTGGCGTATCGGTCGAGGACGAGCTCGCGGCGATAGTAGCAGGTAACTCAAGAATGCCCGCTCCAGCGCCGGCGCCTGAACCTGAACCTGAACCTGAACCTGAGCCTGGAGTGCCTGCGTGACGCCGGCGAAAGAAAACACCAATATTCCTGGAGCGATTGTCTATATACGCTGGCTGGATTCACATTCCTACACTCGAGAGGGCGCGTGGTGCTCGCTCTCGGACATCCTGCAAGTCGCCAAGCCTCTAACGGTGGAATCCGTAGGTATAGTCCTGCACGAAAGCGACGAATCGATTACCGTTGCCGGCCATTGGAACCACGGCGACCCAGATAACGACGAGGAGATCACGTCAGTCTCAGGAGATATGCATCGTCTCGATGAAAACGCTGGCGTGCGAGCTATGAGCATCCAGATACGTGACGTCCCAGCTAAGTTGGTCAAGCGCCAGCCAAAGAACTACCGTGCTGTCCACGAAGCCGCCGACAAGATCGAACTGCGCATGGCGCGGTCGTTTCTTCGCGCTGTGGGCAGGCTTCGTGCCTCGATCTCTATCTCGGAGCTGACCGTAGGGCTCGGCGTGCGTGACGCGAAGCTGGCACTTCGTGTGCTCGCCGATGATCGCATCAAACAGGCTCTTGCCCCTGTAGGCACCATTGCTCGTGACGCTGTGCTGAAGGGCGGACGCATCGGAGCCGAACGAGTACGGGAGGGCGCTGGAAGGTGAATGAGCATTCGAACATTTCTGGAGACGAAAGAAACAGACGGCGCCTACGAAGACACCGAGATTCGTATCGAAGCCTCACCGAGCAAAGCGTCAGCGCGGATAGTCTTCGAGCGCATCGGTGTAAGCGAAGATGACGCTCGATACTTCGAGGTCCATATCGATTCCGAGGCGGCGTCTTCTCTGAGCCATCTTCTTTCCGCCGCGGCTGACTTGATGCGTCAACGCGAGATCGACACGATGTGGGAAGAAGACCTAGATTAACCGATTGCCCTGAATGGCTGCGCTAGACTTCAGCTTCGATGCCAAGAACAAGACCGCGCAGCGCGTAGCTGCACGACATGGCGCGAACCTCGTTCGCGAGATCTCCGAAGAAACCAAGCGCGCGATTCGCGTCGTAATCATTCGCGCGATACGCAACGGTGTTCCGCCGCTGGAAGCAGCGCGACGTATACGCGAGCTCGTTGGGCTCACAGAAAGGCAAGCGCTCGCAGTCGAGCACTTCCGTGAGCGACTCCAGGATTCAGGCTTGATCCCGTCGCGCATCGACGCGTCCGTGGCTCGATACGCGGCGAAGAAACTACGTCAGCGAGCTGAGAACATTGCGCGCACTGAAACGATGTCCGCGTTGAATCGAGGCTCTCTCGCAGCATGGAAGCAAGCCGAGAATGAAGGGCTGCTAGGTGGGGATGCGCTCAAAGAGTGGATAGTGACGCCGGATGACAGGCTCTGTCCTCTGTGCGCCCCGCTTGACGGACAGAAGGTGCCTCGGGATCAACCGTTTGTCACGGCGCTAGGCGCCAAGCAGTCACCACCACTGCACCCGCAGTGCCTACCAGGAGATAGTCTTATATCGCCCTGTGATGAGATCACGAGTACAAGTGAACGTTGGTACGAAGGAGACCTCGTTGTCGTTCGCACAGCCAGCGGCTACGAGTTGTCCTGCACCCCGAATCACCCGGTACTCACGAGTCGAGGATGGATTGCTGCGGGCCGCCTCGATATAGGTCACCAAGTAATCAGCCTGGTCCGGAGTGATTGGATATCTCGCGGACGTCTTCACCATGAGAACATGCCAGTCAGCATTCAGAAGATAGCTCGTTCTTCTGACATAGTTGGCGTAGCGTTTGGTTCCCGCAGACATCCAATCACCGCCGAGGATTTCCACGGCGACGGGGAAGCATCCGAGGTCGCAGTTATAAATTCCTATGGCTTGTTGGGGGATCGGAAAGATTCCGCGCTGTCGCAACAGTCCGTACATCAGTGCCTCGCTGTTGTTCATTCGTCGCAAGGACTGTATCGTGAGCGCTCGACGTTCTTTCTCCGCTGTGGTCATACGTCGTCCACGACTAGCGGCATGGGCGGCGGCAACTTGATGCCGGCGCTGGGCGGAACTCATGCCCCGCCACTTGAGGGTCTCGGACTCGCTTTGGCTTCTTGGGCGAACGCCAGCTCCGAGAATGATTCGCCGAATGACGCCGCGGCTTACGTGGAATTCTTTCGCGACGGCGTTCTCCGATTTTCCGGCAACGTACAACGCGATCGCGTGACGAGCCTCAAAAGGCGTCAGTGCTCTAAGCATGTCTATAACCTCGAATCGCCGGCGCAATTGTACATCGGCAATGGTCTGTTTGTTCACAATTGCCGATGCACGATGGGCGTTTCTTTCGAGACGCCTGATCCCCAAAATGGGACTGGGAGTTGACACCGTCCGAGCAATATGCTTACGATAGTCGAAAGAAGCGCATGAAACACTCCATAGTCAAGCGAGGCAGTAGAATGAAAGACAGTCGATGAGAGTCGTCGTCGATTCATTGGACGACATCCCGGAAGCGTTGCGTAGCGAATACGAAGAGCGCGACGGCAGGCATGTTCTCAAGCTCGAAGGCGAAGTGCCTGGCATGGTCAAAGCTTCTGAGCACGCGGACATCAAGCGCAAGCTCGCGGAGTTTCGCGACAAGAATCTCAAGCTGCTCTCGAAAGCGTCGGAGCTCGCCGGCGTCGAGACCATCGACGAAGACCTCAGCCCTCTCGGTGCGGCCATCAAGTCCTTCAAAGACAAGATCGGCGTCCTGGAAAACTCGACGTCGGATGACAAGAACAAGTTCCAGGACATGCTTTCGAAGGCCCTGACGCCGATCAAAGAGAAGCTAGAGAAGGCTGAGCTCGAGCGTACCGAGGCGCAGGAGCGAGCCAACAAAGCCATGCTTCGCGAGAACTTCGGCACCGTGCTGCAAAAGGCTGGCGCCCGAGCGAACGCTATCCATTACCTGCTGGAGCAGGCGGAGAAGTCGTTTGAGATCCGAGAAGACAAGGTCGTAGCGCGGGACGGATTGTTCAGCGACGACGACCCGACGAAGTCGCTCTCTCCTGAGGAGTGGGTGAAGAAGGCAGTAAAAGATCACGACTTTGCTTTCGAGAAGAGCAACGGCGACGGTGGAACGAAACCGCCAGCAGGCGGCAGAGGCTCAGGAACGCCACCGCGTGTGGGCGTCAAGATCCTCAAGAGCCCCACCCCGGAAGAGCTCGGGCTGAACGCAGACGCGATCGCCAAGGGCGAAGTCGTAATCCAAGACTGAGAGACTGAGCGCGCGGAGCGCAGCCACCAGTCTTTCAGCGTGTGCAGTAGGCAAGTCGCGTGCGGAGTACGCGCACCGGTTCCCGAGGCACCGGCAGTAAGTAGACCCTAAAACTTTTTCCCTAGGAGGTTTACCGATGGCTGGTGCCATGGTAACAACGAATATCGTCCAGACCCTCGTAGCGATGGGCCTGAGTGCTCTGCGGGAGCGTGTCGTGCTTCCGCGAATCGTCAATCGTGACGTCGAGGGCGACATCGTCGGCCAGCGCCTTGGCGCAACGGTGAATGTCGCGGTGCCAGCTTCTGTTGCAACGCGCGTCGTCGCTCCGGATGTCGTGCCGCCTTCGGTGCCGGCTGTTACGCCTACCAGCGTTCCGGTGGCGCTGAACCAGTGGTACGAGTCGCCGTTCGCGATGGATGACAAGGGCCTCGCCCAAGTCCAGCGCGGAATCATTCCGATGCAGGTCAGCGAGGCAATCAAGTCGCTCACCAATCAAATCGACTCGTATCTGTGGAGCCTGACGCACGGCGCCAACGGCTTCTACGGCTACGTGGGGACGGCTGGCTCGACTCCGTTCGCGGCAGACCCGGACGACCTCGCGCAAGCTATCCGCGTCGCGGAAGAGCAGCTCATGCCCACGGACGAGGACACGTTCCTCATCGTCAATCCGGCGGCGAAGGCCAATCTCATTCAGCAGAAGATCGTCTCTTCGGCGTCGGAGAGAGGCCAGCAAGGCTCGGCGATTCGCGGAACTATCGGCGAGGTCTACGGCGTGACGGGCGTCATGTCGCAGAACGTGCCGACGCATACGGCCGGCACTGACTTGGTTGGCGCGATCAACGATGCGGGCGCGATCGCCGCTGGCGTGAAGACGCTGACGGTGGACGGCTTCTCGGCTGCTCCTGCGGCTGGCGACATCTTTACCATCGCTGGCGTCACCGGAACCTATGTCGTCACGTCGGGCACGACCACGACGACGCTCAACTTCGAGCCCGGACTGCAAACGGCTCTTGCCACGGGCGACAGCAACGAGGTCATCACTATCGAAGCGTCGCACGTATCCAACCTGCTCATCCAGCGCAACGCGATGGCCTTCGCCATGGCGCCGCTGATCGACCAAATGGTGACGGGTCGGGAAATGATGGCTACGGCTATCGACCCCAACTCAGGTCTGTCGCTCAGGCTGGAGGTTTCTCGACAGCACAGGCAGACTCAGTGGGCCTTCGACGCGCTGTGGGGCGCCGCGGTGGTCCGCCGAGAGCTCGGCGTCAGGATCGCGGGCTAAGAGTTCTGACTGCGATAGGAGCGGCGTTTCATGTGAAACGTCGCCCTATCCAGCAGAGCACAGGAGGATTACGCGAATGACTGTCAGAATCACTCCAGATAAGCACACCCGCTACAAGGTCGCATCGGGAACGGTCACGCTCGATGGAACCAATCCGACATCGGTGGCGACGGGGCTCAAGACGATCGTCTCGGCGGTCGCCACGGTCAAGGCTACCGACGCGCTCGGCGACGCGACGCACTCTCTCTCAGTCAACTACGGAAGCGACGGTCAGCTCGACATCTACGGCTGGATGCCGATCTCCGGGTCGGACCCGACTCTCGTGGCGAGCACGGGCGTGGAAGAGGTCGACTGGGTCGCGGTCGGCTACTAGGCCAATAGGAAAGGAGTAACACGCAATGGCAAGAACAAAGACGCAGGTCGTACGCTTTCGAGACGGCAAGTTCAAGGGCGAGGAGATGACGATCAACGAGGGACAGAAGTTCGACGTCTACGTCTATCCCGACCTGGGGCGCTACGACGTCGTTGCCGCTCCGGCGAAAACGGCGCCAAAGGCGGAGCAAGCAGAAGAGAAGCCGGCATCGCCCGCGCCAACACCGAAGACGCCAACACCGAAGAAGGGCCGAGGGAAGTAGCCTTGCGACGGCTGGTGCTATTCGTTTGCGCGCTGCTACTCGCGGCCTCGCCGGCGTTCGCGCAAACGTTCACTCTGCAAGAGCGGACGCTTGTTCTCAGCGCTGCAACGACGACGGCTGTTGTTCCTGTTCGCGGTGAAGCTGCTGTCATTCTGCTGGACATCGTCACGATCACAACTGCGGACGGCGACGACGAGGTCGACTTCTACGTGCAGACGACGTACGACGGCACGAGCTGGGTCGACCTCGCCAACGTCCATGTGGCAACAGCCGACGACGGCACGACACAGAAGACCGTAGTCGTCATCGGCTCGCCCGCGGCCGGCATCGCGCAGCTCGACGACCCGACAGATGGGACGCTTGCCGACGACACGAACGCCGATATTCCGATGGGGATTGCGCTCCGAATCAAAACGGCGATCACTGGGGCAACGGCGCCAAGCTATGCGTTTATCGCCAAGGGTCTTTGGACTGGGGATCTTCGGTAGCCATGACCACGTCGACGATCGTCGCAACGCTCGGAAGCGCGAGCAGCAATTCCTACATCACGCTCGCCGAAGCGGACCAATTCGTCGACGACCGCCCCGCAGCTAGCTCGACGTGGGCCAGCGCCACCGATGCGGAGAAGACGCAGGCGATCCTGTGGGCGACGAAGTTGATGGACCGGCTCATCGACTGGGAAGGCCAGGTCGTCGACGGAGTGCAGTCGCTCGACTGGCCGCGAAACGGACTCATTTACCCCAGCGGTTACGCCGTCGAGAGCGACATCATTCCGGTGGAGATCAAAGACGCTACGGCAGAATTCGCGCGGCAGTTGCTCGATGAAGACCGCTCCGGCGACAGCGCAGTCGAGACACAAGGACTTACGTCACTGCGTGTTGGGCCGATCGCGCTTACCTTCAAGGACAGCGTCTTCGCGAAGGTCGTGCCGGACGCCGTCGTCAATCTGATTCCCGAGGAGTGGCTGCTTCAAGTCCGCGGGCGCGCGATAGGTGTGATCAATCTGGTGAGGGTCTGAGTCGATGGGATTCGAGACGCTCGTGCGGCAGGCGGTCAAGGTCGCGAGCAACATCACGAAGTCGCTCCAGATTCAAGTGCAGCACGAAGCGTGGATTGGCGAGGAAGCAGGCTTCCCGAAGCCAATGTATGCGCAGCCGGTGGGCTACCAGGCGATCGTCATCCCTGGACCGCGGCCGTATCGCACGCCTTCGGGCGACACGATTGTCGTCGACGCCGAGCTCTACGTACTCGAGCCTATCGTCGCCAACGGAGCGGCGAACCGGAACGAGCCTGTGGACCCGCGCGATAGGTTCACGCTACCAGACGGGCATCGCGGAACGCCGGTCGCTGGTGTTCCCGAAAAAATTCCACTCGACCCCGGCACCGGTCGTCCGTACGCCCACGTCATCGGGCTTAGTGAGGCGTGATGGCTGAGATACTGGGAGAGCAAGAGCTTATGCGCCGGCTGGAGCGCATCGAGCGCAACGCCCCTGATGAATTCGGACGTGCGTTGTATCAAGAGGCCCTCATCGAAGAGAAAGAGTCGCGCCGCCGCACACCCGTGGACTTGGGAACGCTCAGAGCATCACATGAGACGTCACGTCCCAAGGCCGACAGCAGCGGCATCTCGGTGACAATCTCAGTCGGTGGACCGGCTGCGCTCTATGCGATCTACGTCCACGAGAACCTCGAGGCGTACCACAAGGTAGGGCAAGCGAAGTTCTTGGAGTCGACGCTCATGCAATCGCGACCACACATGGCACGGCGTATCGCGAATCGAATCGACCTCAGAAGGATGGCGCGCTGACGTGTCTGTGACGGCTGAGGTCCTAGCGTACTTGATCGCCCAAGGTGTGGGCACGAGCTCGATTCTGTTTCGAGACAAGATGCCCGAGGTCAAGCAAGAGGCAGTGCAAGACCCGGAAGTCATCGGCTGCGTCTACGAAGGCAGCGCCTCGCCCCCGGAGCTGGAGTTCGGCGCGGCGGTGGCTCGGTGGGAGTTTCCGAACGTCCAGCTCGTGTTTCGTGGTCGACCGAACGAGCGCGATGCGGCGCGGGCCAAAGCAAAAGCAGCGTGGGACGCGATGCTGTTGATTCAGGGCGAAACAACGCTGAGCGGAACGCGATACGTCTTTTGTCAGCCGCTACAGTCGCCGTTCCCCCTGCGTGAAGACGAAAAACAGCGGCACTACATCGCATGCAACTACTCCTTACAGAAAGAGCCATCGTGAGCGAGAGCGCAACCCAAATTATCCTGCCGCCCGGCGTCAGAGACTCTAGGCCCGAGACGTACGAGCGGTGCCCCAACTGTGAGGCTCCGAAAGAATTCCTCGCCGGCAGTAATAGGCGGCGCTTTCCGGTCATCAAGAACAAGCTTGTATGCATGCGATGCGGTGAGGAGGTACGGCTAGATGGCTAAGAAAGTCGTGAAGCCAAAATTCACCAAGACGCAGTTTCGTGCGGTGCGCGGATTCGACTTTCCACTCGGCGAAGCACTGGAACTCGTGAAGCGTCGAGGCGGCCGGAGTCGCCTCACAGATGAAGAGCGCTCCAAGCTGAGGCTGCACCACATCGCGCAAGACCAAGTCTTCGCGCTTCACGAGTACCCGAACGAGCTCGTGACCGCATGGGTCAAGCGCGGCCTTTGCGTGCGTCTCGACGACGACAAAGACGGGGGCACCTAGATGGGACTCTACGGACCCGCAAGCGTCTTCGCTCACGTCGACGGCTACGACCTGACGGCGCTGAAGATCAAGTCGTTCTCGCGCAAGGTCACAGCGAAGCAGGAGCGCACGGACGGCCTCGGGGACGCGTGGGAAGAGCATACGCCCGTGGGAACAAAGATGCTGGAAATCAGCCAGGAAGGCGCGCTCTGGGGGACTGACACAGCCCAAGCGCATAATGCGTTCAAGGACGACCTTCCAGCTTCACCCCAGGCCGTAAGCCGCGTTGTCACTGCGGGCTTTTCCGGTGACGTCATCGGTGAGGCATTCGACGGCATGGAGGGCGGGTTCTCGAACGAGTACGAAGTCGTCGCCGGACGGGATGCGCTGCAGAAAGCAAACGTCGCCTACCAGATGAGCGGCCAGCACGACATGGGCGTTGTCCTGCACCCGAAGCAGGCCCGTACGGCTGACGGCGATTCCGAGTCTACGCCAGTCGACAATGGTGCCAGCTCGGCCAACGGCGGTGTAGCCTACATGCAGGTATTCGCCGTGACCGGCTTCACCAACTTCGTCGGCACGGTGCGCGATTCGAGCGATGACATTACCTATGGGGACCTGGTCGCGTTCCCCGACAACGTCGTAGCGCCATACGGTGCGCGCGTTACCGTCGCGGGAACGGTGGAGCGATATCTCGCCTTCGAGTGGGACGTCACGGGATCTGGGTCGATCACCTTTTGGGCGGGATTCGCCCGCAATCCGTAAGGGAGGAAATATGTCAGGCTTGTACGGTCCGGCAGATGTAACGGTCACGTTCGAAGACTCACCCGGTGGGACCGCGCGCAATATCGAGAACTTCCTGATCAACGGTATCAGCGCGAAGGTCTTGTCGCGCCTGTTCCGAAGCGATGCTCTTGGCGACGTGTGGGAAGAGCACGTGCCTACGGGTAAGAAGGCCGGCGAGCTGATGACCCTCGAAGGGTTGTGGGACACGACGGCAACTACGGGTTCCCACGTGCTTTTCAAAGATGTCGACGATGGGCCCCAAGACGATACGCGCGAGTTGGTCGTGAATTTCGGCGACTCGAAGTCGTTCACGTTTCAGATGCGCCTGATGTCTTTCGAGGTTCTCGCTGAGAACGAATCCGTACAGCGCTTTCGAGCGGAACTGCAACCGACTGGCGCGGTCGTTATCGTCTAGCGTACGATTGGGCCTCATCGAGTACAAACAGATGAGGAGGAAATCGTTTATGCTGGTATCTCAAGAACCCACGCAGGTCGACGTCCCACACGAGCCCGGAGAATGGATCGCAATCAAGAGGCTGTCGTGGCGTCAGCTCAAGAGCGCACGTAAGAAGGCTGAAGAAGAAAATCGCCAAGTCATCAAGGACTTCGGCCCGGAATTCCTGCGCGCCCTACAGTCTCCCGACGGCGAAGAAAAAGCACGCAAGCTGCTCAAGCGTCAGCAATACGACGAGAGCAACTTCGATTCTCAGGAAATCCTGAAGCTCGGAATCTTCGCGTGGAGCTACACCAACGGCGACGGGACCGCGGTCGAAGTCAATGACGAGAGCATTGGGATGCTCGACGAGCGCACGGCGACGTGGGCGAAACAACAGATCGTCGATCTAACCAGACCACCCGACGAGGAAGAGGAAAAAAACTCCTCCGGCGGCTCTACCGACACCTAGAGGGCTACGGCGAGCCGCCCGAGGAATGGATTGTCAGCGTCGTCTCGGAAGCATACGGAGTGCTTCCGAGCGAGGCTAGGCGAGAGTTGGAGAACGAGTCAAACGAGCTCTGCTTGACGATCATGAAGCTACGAGAATTTGCCTACGTCAAACGCCGCATGGATAGCTCGAAGACCATGAAAGATTGGCCGACTGGGCGCATGGCTGATCTCGCGACGGAGATCATGTTTGACGAGGGGTATGAACGCTCCGAACATCTGAAAGCCCAACAGCGCGAAAAGCGGAGCGACGAATGATCAACGTCGGCGTTCTTCAGGCAATCCTGAGACTCAAAGACCAGATGAGTCCAGCGATCGCCAAAGCGCGCGGCGCTATCGACAAAGCATCTGGAGGTATCCGGAAAGCCTTCGGCGCTATCGCCAGCACTGCCAACATACTCGTCGCCGGAGCTGCTGCTACAGCCTTTGTCATCTTTGCGAGAAGCGCTGCGGCGGCAGCTTCACGGGCGCAAGAAACGCAAAACCTATTCGACGTGTCGTTCGGCGACATGGCAGACAAAGCGGAGGAGTGGGCCCAGCGAACACAACAGGCGATCGGCGTCAACGATACTACGCTCAAAGAATTTGCTGGGACGCTCTTCAATATGACGAGCTCGATGGGTGTCGCTCGTGGAGTAGCATTCGACCTGTCAACTGGGTTCGCACAACTCGCTATTGATGCGTCGAGCTTCTTCAACATCTCGTTTGAGCGGTCGTTCCAAGTGATCCAAGCCGGACTCGCTGGAGAAGTCGAAGGGCTAAGGCGGCTGGGCATTGACATCACCGAGACGTCTATCAAGCAGCTCGACTTCGTCAAAGCCATCGAAGCGACCGGCCGAGAGCTAAGCGCCAATGAAAAAATCCAGGCAAGAGCAGTCGCCATCATCGATGGAATGTCGAACGCCCAAGGCGACCTGATCCGCACACAGAACTCGTGGGCAAATCAGACGAGGCTCGTCGGCGAAACGTGGACGAATCTGCTCGAAGTCGTCGGGGAATTCATCACCGACAGCCCGCAGGTAGCTAGTGTCCTGACTGCTATCACGACGGCGCTTCAGGATCTCGCTACGTGGATCGAAGGTAACAGAGATGCAATCAACAATCTGATCGCGCAAGGCTTTCAGTCTCTGCTGCAGGGTATTCCGAAGCTCATCCAAGGGTTGGCTTTGCTCTCCGAGGGATTCGGTGCTGCGACTACTGGGATCGGCAGTCTGATCAATGCC